TTCTCCAAGGCTTCCTCAGCCTGCCGGCCAAGCTTGAACGGCCGGGCGAACGCCTGAAGCAGGGTCGCGGCGGCCTCCATCGAGATAGCACCGGCCTGGATGGCCGGACCGATAGCCTGGATGAACGAACCAAACCCTTGCAGGAACTGGCCGATGTTCTGCTGAGCGCTCGCGATGTCCGCCTGGATCGTGCTGTCCGTCTCGATGTCCACCCGATAGCCGCGCAGCCGGTCGTCGCGCAGCAGGGTAACGACTTCCTCAACCGTCGGGCTGTCCAGCATCTCGGCCAGCGTCGGATCGGGCGGCGCACCCGCCTGCGCAAGCTGAAGCTGCGCCAACCGCTTGTCCGCTTCCGACGGCAGGGTGATGTTGGCCACCTGCATCAGCACGGGCGGCTCGAACTTCTCGGCCACGATCTCAGCCTTGAGCCGGAACAGATCGCGCGCGAACCGCTGGACCTCGGCCTGCCGCCGCTGAATGCGCAGCGATCCCCATTGCGCCTTGATGCTTTGCGCGGTCGCGGTCTCGCTCGGCGACGTACTGCCGCGCAGTATGTCGCTGATGCCGGTAATCTCGTAGATCGTCGCCTTGATCTGCTCGCGCTGCTCGTAAAGCTGCCGCAGGACGGCCGCGATGGTGTCCACCGGCCACAGCCAGATGCCACGGTCCAGCGCGCCACCCTGCATCGCGGCCATCGTCACGCTGTCGTCGGCCGGTGCCAGCTCGCCGTCCGTCAACGCGCTCAGCTTCTCCAACGCGCGCAGGTCGGCCGAGTAGATGCCGCGCACCTTGCAGATGCGGATTATCGACCGTATCCGCGCGGTGATGTCGTCCAGCTCTTCGGCCTGCTGCTGATAGTAGGTATACGGCTCGACCGGCACCAACGAGCCAGGCACGCATACGTCGTACAGCGGTCGCGGAATGGGGAAGAAGCCGCTCAGACCGAGCGGGTCGGCCACCACCGACAGCGGGCCGTCGGGAAAGTCCAGGCAGACGAAAAGAACCTGCGACGCTTCGCGGTCCCAAATCTCCCACACCTCAGCGCGCTGATAGACTGTCTTTTCGGCCTTGCCGCGATCCTTTTCCGACCTGTTATCCACGGTGTAGTTGAGCGGAACATCGTCGGCCACCTCGGGATTGAGCCGCCGCAGCTCTTCGCGCGTCATCGCGTGCCGGAAGGCGATCCAGGGCACGTCGCGCCAGCTCGTCGCCGGGCCGCGCCGAAAATCGCGCCACGCCACGTGCTCGCACAGCACCCGCTGGTCGGCGATGGTTTCCTGGAACACCGGCTGACCGAACATGTCCGCGCCGGCCGGCACCTGGACGATCTCGGGCTCGTACCGGACGCGGATCACGCCACGGCCGACAATCTGCATGTCCCGGACGGCGGCCGCCATCGAAGCGTCGAAGTCGTACTGATCCGCCGAGTACGACAGCACCCGTTCGACGATCTGCGACGCGACGCGGCCGACCGGATCGGCATCGCCGAACCGTCTGCGTATGTCCGGAACCGGCGTGCTGTTGTAGAGCGCGGGAACGACGGTCTCGATGTTCGAGAACAGAATGTTGAAGTACGGGTGCCGGCCGCCTTCCTTCGCCTTGTTCGTGTAGAGATCGACGACCTTCTGCGCGGCCTTCGCCCATTCCTGCTCTTCGGCTTCCGCCAGTTGCAGGCAGTTTCGCCAGAAAGCGACGGTATCGGACGGACTGCGCTCGGCTTCCGCCCGCGTCTCAATCGACGCTTCCGGCCGCGCGCTGCCCTCGGCCATCAGTCGGCGACCCGGCAAGGCGTGAAGTAGACAACCGCCGTGCCAGTGTTGGCGATGGCCGCGACATGCGTCGTCGTCGGCGGAACGCTGACAACGAGCTGCCGCAGCGCGGGAAGCGGCGTGTCAGTCGTGATCACCGCCGTCTGCGGTCCCTGACCGTAGCGGAAACAAATATAGTTGGACGTGCTCGTGTTGGCGACGTACAGCGCGTTGCAACCGGCCATGTCGATTGTCGCGCCGACGCTCGACGTGCTCGCCGTGACCTGAACCGTCTTCGTGAAGTCCGCGATCCCGATCTCGACCATGGTCAGCCTACCTCGCAAGGGATGAAGTACAGTTGGACGCTCGTCGTACTGGCGATGGTCGCAATCGTGTCGATGTTCGGCGGCACGCTGACGACAAGCTGCCCATGGCCGGGAATGGGGATGCCGCTGGTGATGGTCGCGGTCTGCGGGCCGACACCGAACGTGAAAGTCCCATAAGCGCCGGAATGCGCGTTCGTGACGAACAGCGCGTTGCCGCCCAGCATGTCGATGCTCACCGTCCCGCTGCTGGTGCCGGTCGTCCGCCGAACGCCCGGCCCGAGAATGCTGACCGGCCTATAGCCGCTCATCTGGTCGCCTCCAGCCGCCGCCGCTCGCGACGCTTCATCAGCTCAGCGAACGTAACGCCGCTGCTGATCCGGCCGCCGGTCGCCGCGTACTCGTGAACCGGCCTCGGCAGCTTCGGCTCGTCCTTCACCATCGGCCTCGCCATGCACGCATACCGCGTCTCGTCCGCCGCGTGATCCTCGCCCTCCGTGCACACATCCTCCGGCCGTCGCTCGTCATGCTGCAAGGCCGGCAGCGTCCGGATCAGCTCGGTACACGTCGCGAAGATATATAACATCGGGCGGCCGTCAATTCCACGCAGTCTTTGGCGTAGCTGGTCCCAGCCGCCGAGCGCGCCAAGCCTGGCGACGCGGCTATTGTCGGCTGGCCGCCAGGCGACACCGCATTTCGCCATGCGCTCAGCGATGCTCGGGCCGCCGTCCTGCGCCCAAGCGGCCGGATCGAGAACACCCCATGAGCACTCGCCAGGCTTCTCCCGTTCCAGAATGCCCCTCGCCACCTGCTCGGCGGTCAGCTTCAAGCCGACGTTCGGCTCAGCCGCACCGTACCATTCGCGGTAGCGGATCAGCGCGCCGCGCGGGAACGCCGGCAGCGTGCCGTCGCTCACCGCCCACCAGCCGACCGAGAACGGCTTGGCCGATCCCCAGTCCATCGAACGGAAGCGCGTCCAGTGAGCCGGCAGCTCGCACGGCTCGACGACATGCCGGCTCGTCGAAAATTCGGGGAAGAACGCTCCGGCGATGATATCCCAATCGCCTTCGAGCCATGCACGGACAAGCGCCTGGTTGCCGGTCAGGTAGAGGCGGTCCACATAGCCGGGATCGTTCGCGAGAAGGATGCGGTTGTCCGTGACGCGGCTCGGTATGTAGATGCGGTCGTGCCCATCGCGGTCGCCTGGTATCAGCTTCCAGCCGAGCGGCGCAGGGTCAATGTAGCGCGCCTTCACCCAGTGATGGCCGGGACCGCCCGGATTGCCGGTCGCCCGAAAACGACACGGCACGCCATGCGCGCTCCGGAGCGTGGCCATCAGCTTGAGGATCGGCTTGGGCGACGGGAAGTTGCCGATCTCTTCGACGTAAACGCGCGTGTAGCTGTTCCCCTGGTAATGCTCGGCGTCCGCGTCCTGATCGAGATAAGCGAAGGTCAGCCTCGCACCGTTCGGCGCAATACACTCGTTCGCCGGATTGCCAGTGAACCGGAAGCCGAGCGGGACATAAATTTCGCGCGCGCGCTCGATGGTCTCCTTGAGCTGCTTATGCGTCCGGCGGACCATCAGCCCGATAGCGTGCTGGCCGTGCCGGCCGGCATGGATCGCCCATTCCCCGAGCACGGCATCGGTCTTCCCGCCACCGCGAGCGCCGCCGAAGAACACTTCGAAGACCGGGCAGGTGACGAACGCCTCCTGCGGACCTGGCTGCGGCCGCCAGACCAGCCGGCGGTCGTCGGTCATTCCACCGGCTCGGCGTCGATGGTCGGCCGGCCGCTACCGTTCGGCTTGCCGGCGTAGCGCGCCTGCCAGACCTCAATCGCCTCAGCCTCGGACGGTGCGACGACGAAGCCGATGCTCTTCCCCTCAGCCGAAACGTCGATGGCGTTCAGCTTCGGGTGACAGTACGGCGCGGCCGTCGCCGCGCAGTCCACAGCCTTCTGCAAGAGCGCTTCGGCCAGCTCGTGGTCGCCGCGCTCGACGGCTTCCTTGTACCGCGCGTAGCAGTCGCGCATCACGTCCAGCAGCAGCTCGATAGGCGTGATGCCCTTGGCCATCGCGCGCGCGACGATCTCGCGGACAATCGCCCAGTTCGTCTGCCTGCGTCGCGGCTCCGACTTCCCCGACGGACGGCCGGTCGCCACCGGCAGATCGTCGCGGGCCGCCACCTGCCGCGCCATGACACGCGACAGATGCTGGTTGGTGGGCGGAGTTGAGCCGTTTCCCTGCGCGGCCATTCCCATCAGGCCTCTGTAAAATCAACCTGCCATATGAAGGCCGACGCGGCTCGCGTCAAGCGAGCGCCGCCGCACGCTTTTCACTGCGCTACTGCCGTAGAATGCCAACTATCCCGACAACCTCTTGGGAGACTGCCGGTTTTGATAAACTCCTCACCCCTCCCTCGGGGAGGTACAAAGTTCAGCCTGAACGCCTTTTTCCTCCTTCTGAGCAGCATTTAGAAGGGAGAAGATAAAATATCGGGTAAGAGTGGGAAAAAGCCGTTCCACCCGAACTTTGTACCTCCCGGCCGGCTCATGGCCGCTGGACGGGCGGCAAGCGCCAGGCAGCGAGCCGCCACCCCTTCCCCGAGGAAGGACCTTCTGGATGCCCATTCCTGGCGTTCCAGGGCACCGCCAAGGCGGACGCGAAAAGGGTCGCTACCTAGGTAGCGGAACGCGACAGCGAGCCCTGGCGGCCCTTTCCAGCGCCAGCAAAAGGATTGCTTATCAGCGGTCGCGGAAAAGCCTGTTTGCGCGGGTCGGTGGCGTCGCCAGAACGACGGGTGTGTCGCTTTTGCGCAAGCGGAAGACACAAACACGAAAAAGGGCCGCCGGGCAGAAGCACCCGACGGCCAGTTTCGCGCACCCACAAGGAGAGGAGCCATGAACGCGGGCGGGAGACGAACAACGCCCGCGCAAGGAAGATGCTAGCCGGTCGCGCCGCCTTCCGCAAGCCGTTGCCGCACCAAAAAAAAACTGCCGGGGTGGATGCCCCGGCAGGAAGTCGCGCAACCCTTGGACAGGACGCGGGCAGGGAGGGAACCCGCGTGAGGAAGATGTTAGCCGGTCGCGCCCTGCCGCGCAAGTCCTACGACGGGTTGCCGGGATCAGGCGGCCGCTCGGCCGGCTGCATGTCGGTCCCGGACATGATCATGCACGCCATGCCGTCCTGCGTGAGCAGCAGCGTCCACGACCGGCTGTCCGGCGACAGGAGCAGGACGATCTCGGTGCCGGCCGCGTTCGTGCCGCGCACGAACGGCCGTTCGCCGAACATCTGCCCGAGCCGGGCGATCATCTGATCGGCCGGCCCGCATGGCGGCGGTGGCGGCGGCACCTGCGCGCAGGCGGTGCCGGCGAACAGCGCGACGGTCACGGAAAGCAGGACACGCTTCATGGGACTTCCTCAGCAGTGATGATGGCCGCCTGGCAGTCGGCCGCGTTCGGCTCGCAGCGCACCACGACCCACCGGATCGCGGCACCCTCGGGAAGCGTCGTCGCGCCCTCGGGCAGTCGCGGCCCGACGTACTGCCCGACGAGCAGCTCGTCGCCGGGCTGAAGCCGCAGATTGATGCGCGCCACCGGCACCTCGCGACCGAGCAGGGTCGCGAAGATCGCGGCCGTGCTTTCGTGGCCGACGGCGCTGGTCGCCGTGGCGGCGAGGCTGCGCGCGGTGTCCAGGCTGACCTCTTCCGCGCTGAGCCGCGCTGGAAGGTTGGTCAGCATGTTGAGGCTGAAAGCGTTTGCGATGTACATGTCAGGTCTCCTTGCCGGCGAGCAGCCGCGCCTTGAAGGCCGACGTGACCGGGCTGCTGAGCCTGATGGTCCGCCCGTTCCGCAGCGCGCCAGCGCGGCCGACAAAGTACAGGCGCGGCCCCCCTCCTGGCTGGGTAAGCACGGTATATCGCTTAGTCTTATACGGCACCAGCTCAGCGCCGCGCGCGATTAGCGCATCCACGATGCGGTCGTGAATGGTCTTCGGCATGATCAGCCCTCCTTGCTGACAAAGGTGGTTGTGCCGGCGAGCAGCCGCGCCTTGAATGCCGGCGGGACAGGGATGCTGTCGGTGATGGTCGCCCCCATTCGCAACGATCCGTTGCGGCCGACGAAGAAGAAGAGCGGCCGCCCCTCCGACGGCCAAGCGAGCGCGGTGTAGCGCTTGGTCGCGTACGGCGTCAGCTTCGCGCCGCGACCGACAAGCGCGGCAACAAGGGTGTCATGGATCGTCAACGTCTTCACGGCTTCGTCTCCTTCGGCAGGATGACCACATATCCATGCGTGAAGTTCCGGGCGAGTTCGATATCTCGCCGGAACAGCTCGCGGTGCTTCTCGTACGGCAGCCCGTTCGGGTGCGCGTCGATCACCGCCTGAAGCTGAAGGTAGACCGGCGAGCCGACCTTGACCGGGTTGAACGGCTCCCGGTTCTCGTCCAGCGCCGCCGGGCCGACGTGGAGCATCGTCCCGAGAAGGTTGACGTACGCCGGCAGCCGGATTTGCCGGCCGCTGGCGTCGCACAGGTACGCGCTGGACCGGATCGGCTTGATCCGGATCAGCCGCACCACCTCATAAAGCCCGCTCCCCGCCGGTGGCGGGAAGCTGGCGAGAGTTTCGGCCGTCCACATCAGAACGGTCCTCGCTTCCATTCGGCCGGCAGCGGCTCGCCGGTGAGCCGCTCGACTTCCGCGAAGTACCGCCGGTAGTACGCTTCGCGCTCTGCCTGCTTCGCGGCCGCGAGCGCTTCGTAGCGCGCCAGGCGACGAATGAACATCTCGCCATACCGCGCGAGCACGGCGGCCACGTCACCAGGCATGCGGTCGTGGTTGTCACGCATAGGTCAGCACCTCCGTGAGGGGAGCCGGCGACGTTGCCGGCCTTGGTTGAAGCTTCCTCGCGATCAGCCGCTGGCCGAGGCGCAGCATCGCGCGGCGCTCGGCGGCGGCGAGCCGCAGGTAGTCCCGCCGTTCGTCGCCAGCGGCGACGGCGGCGCGGCGCTCGTAGCTCTCGGCCAACACGCGGCAATACCGGATCGCGCTGGCGGTCTCGATTGGGGAAGAGCGATGCATGGCGTGCTCCGTTGCGGGAGGGGAGCCGGCCGGCGTTGCAGCGCCGACCGGCGGTCCAGATCAGGCGGTGGCCGGGACGACCGCGTTGAACGGGATGATCACATCCTCCTCAACGACGGCACCGGCTCCCACCCATGCGCCCTCACCAACAACCGCGTTCGGGCCGACAACGGCGTCGGCCATCACCCGCGCACCGCGCTCGACGACGGCACCCGCGCCGACCCGAGCGCGGTTCTGGACGATTGCGTCCCGCTTGAGCGTGGCGCGGCACTCGACATGCGCGCTCCGGCCGATCTGCGCCCACCGCTCGACGACCGCGTCGTCGTCGATGGTCGCGCCCTCCGAGATCGCGACCTCGGTCTCGATCTTCACGCGCGGGCGGATACGGACGCGCGGCCCGACGAACGTGCAGCCGCCGACCTCGGCGGCCGCCGCGATAAACGCCTCCTCGGCGATCATCGCATAATCGCCGATCCGCGTGTCCGGATCGAGCCACGCGCGCGGACCGATCTCGGCGTTCCTGCCCACCACAGCGCGCGGACCGATGAGCACGTCCGCGCCGATCTCGGCGTCGCGGCCAACAACCGCGTTGCGGTTGATGATCGTATTCGGACCGACGACGGCACCAGCGCCGACCACGGCACCGTCGCAAAGCGTGACGCCATGGCCGAGCGTTGCGCTCGGGTCAATGGCGACGGTCCCGTAGGTCCAAATCTGGACCTGGCTGCCGTCGGGGTTGGTGTGGGTGTAGATGGTGCGCATTGTCTCTGTCCCTTTGGCTAGGCCGGCTCCGTGCCGGCTGAGACGGGACATAGAGCGTCGCGGAGCGGATTGCAAGCGTTTTTTTGGCCGCCGATGGGAGAAGGATGGGAGAAGGATGGGAGAAGGATGGGAGAAGAATGGGAGAAGGATGGATGGAGGATGGGTGGAGCGCGCCACCCCTTCCCGGAGGAACGGCTCCAGGATGCCCATTGCTGGCGCTGGAATGCCCCGCCAAGGCGGACGCGAAAAGGGCCGCTACCATCCATGCCGAAACCGGCAGCGAGCCCTGGCGACACCTTGCAGCGCCAGCAAAAGGATTGCAGATGAACGGTCGCTGATATGGGCTGGCAGGCGGTTACCCAGCCACCGCCGCGGACGCCTCGCAGGTACAAAGTTCGGGTGGAACGGCTTTTTCCCACTCTTACCCGATATTTTATCTCCTCCCTTCTAAATGCTGCTCAGAAGGAGGAAAAAGGCGTTTAGGCTGAACTTGGTACCTTCCCCAGGGAGGGGCGAGGAAGCGCCAAAACGGGCACTTCCCGTTGAAGTAGTTGGGGAAGTTGGCATTTCCCATTTTCTCGGCTGTACAATAGGGATCGGGCATGCATTTCACGTTTTCGGCGGTGTACATTCGCGCATCGGTGCCGGCATCCTATAAAACGCTTGCGTTCCGCCGCTGCCCTTGCCATCATTGTCGGTGCGGCCGATGGTGGCCGCTTAGCCTTGGAGTGCCCGATGCGCGCACCTCCCGATCTCCCCTCTGACAACGCCGCCGAGCCCAAGCCGTTAGGCGAACTCGCCCGGATCGGGCTCGGGCTTGGCATCGTCATAACGGCTATTGCCGGCTATGGCCTGGCCCTGATCCTCTTCCTGCTCTTCTGGCCCGTGGCATGGTGGGCAGTCAGCCTGCCGTGGTACGGCGCGATCCCTGTTTTGTGGGTCGCGTTCTGGCTTCTGGTAGGCGGTGCCCTGTTCTTTTACGCGGAAACCGCCGACGCCATTCACGCTGACATGCGCAGGATCAAGGGGGAGCTGCCATGAAGACCACCACCAACACCCCGGCCGCCAAGGCCGATCTCGTTCCTGCGGACGCGGCCGCCGACCTCGCCATGTATGCCGGCGAGGGTCTAGAGCACGTCACCGCTGCGGACGTGCTCATCCCGAGGATCAGCATCTTGCAGGCGTTGTCCCCGCAGGTGCAGAAGGGAGGGCCGGCGTACATCGCCGGTGCCGGCGTCGGCGACATGGCCGATGTCAGCACGGGCGAGCTGATCAACCCGCCGCTCATCTTCATCCCGGTGCGGTACAGCATGCAATGGCTGGAATGGGCTCCGCGTTCGGTCGGCGGGCTCGTCGCCATTCACGACACGCCGGCCATCCTTCAGCAGTGCGAGAAGGATAGCCGCAATCGGTACGTGCTGCCGTCGGGCAACTACATCGCTCAGACGGCCAACTTCTACGGCTTGAATTTAAGCCTTGGCTGTCGGCGCTCCTTCATCTCGATGTCCAGCACGCAGCTTAAGAAGGCTCGGCGCTGGCTCAGCCTTGCCACCTTCGAGCGGCTGGAAGCGCCCGACGGGCGGACGTTCACCCCGCCGCTGTACTATCGGACCTACATGCTTACCACGGTCCAGGAGAGCAACGCGCAGGGTCAGTGGATGGGGTGGAAGATCGAGCGCGGGGAGCCGATCACGGCGCTTCCGAGCTATCGGACGTTGCTGGCCGAGTGCCGCGACTTCGCGCGTGTCCTGGCGCAGGGCAGCGTCAAGGCTGACCTGGCTGAGGAAGAGCACGCCGACATTGAGGATACGCTGTGATGGACGCGCTGACCGAGCTGGCCGACTTGGCCGAGGAAGCGCAATCGGCGGTCAGCCTGGACGACATCCGCGCGCATGGCGAAGAGCTGGCCAAGCTTGTCGCTCAGGCGGCCGGGCTGGAAGCGGCGCTGAAGGCGATCAACTCGCGCATCACCGAGATCAGGACGCGGATTTTGCCCGACCTGATGGCGG